GAGATTGTTGATCTCGCGGGATGGGCGAGTGGCAACGCCATTCAAATCGAGTGGCACTACATCGATAACGGATGGGATGGCATTGACTATCGGCCTTTCTGTGCCTACGAGCACGCGACCAATAACCCGCCGATTCTGAATGTGGAGTACACGGAGGGGGGTGCGGGAGGGAATCCGTGGTGGTATTACCGTAGAAAGAGGATGGCAATATGAGGGTGCTGAAACAGAGCACACAGACAGACGTGCTTATTGGCCCGTTGATTGACGACGGTGACTTCAAGGCTGTTGAAGAATCCGTAGCCTACAACGCGACAGGGATAGACGTTGATGTAATCAAGGGCGTGACGAAAGCTGACGTATCGCTTGCCAATTCAGCGGGGGACGGGTACTGGCGGCATGTGGCGAATGGTTATTACGCGGTGACGTTGAGCACGACCGATACAGGCACGCTTGGGCCGTTGCGGGTGGCGTTCGAGGCAACGGGTGTGCTCCCGTGTTGGGAAGATTTTCTTGTTGTACCCGCGAATGTGTATGACGCGATGGTTGCAGGTACGGATTATTTGAAATCGGATGCGGTGGAAATCAGTTCTTCCAGCACAGCGGCGGATAACGTTGAGGCGAATATTGGCAATCTTGATGCGTCGATAGCAGGGCTGAATGACCTGTCTGCGGCTGATGTAAATACTCAGGTAGACACGGCTCTTGCAGACTATGACGGCCCAACAAAAGCAGAGTTGGATGCCGCGCTTGCGGCATTGGATCTTGGCGGCTCCAGTCTGACCGTGGGCGATATTGCAGATGCGGTTTGGGATGAAGCGCAGTCGGGGCATACGACTGTGGGCACGTTTGGTTCTTACCTTGATGCAAAAGTGTCTAGTGTATCGGGAACATCGGGCAGTGGCGCGGATGAATGCACCATCACCATTGCGGAAGACGGTGTGGGCGTACCCGGCGCTACAGTATGGATCACAACCGACGCCGCTGGTAACACGGTGGTCGCGGAAGGTAAGCGGACAAACGATTCTGGTCAGGTGACCTTGTTCCTGGACGATGGTAGTGCCTATTACTTGTGGGCGCAGTGTCCGGCTGGTTTCAAGGATATTCACGGTCAACCCTTTACGGCGGTAGCAGACTAATGGGTAACACATTCTCAACCACGTCGATTAGTGTGGGGCAGGGAACCGCAGTCCATGACCTGTATAAGCAGGTCGCGGATTGGCTTCCGAAGAATGCTCCGGTGCGGGGGTTTATCCACACGGTCAACCGTATCGTGGATGAGATCCGCACGCGGGGTTTCTGGACGTTCTGGCTAACGGAAGCACGGTTCTCTACCACGGCTCCGTACACGACCGGGACGGTTGCGGTAACGAACGCCAGTACAACGGTGACGGGTACGGATACGGTGTGGACCTCGGCAATGGCCGGTCGGCGGATTCGCATCAGCGGCGGGGAAGAATATCTGATTAACTCTGTGGACACCGGGGCGCAGACGTTGGCCCTGAGCATTGCCTATAAGGGGACCACGGATACCGCCGCGACCTATACGATATATGAACCGAATTACACGCTGGCATCGGATTGTGAAAAGGTTATGCGGTTGTGGGATCTGACCGACGAGGAAGAACTGCTTTGCGTGGATGCGGGGTTTGTGCATCAGCGGCGTGCGTTGACTACGTTCCGTGGGTGGACACAGTTTGTGACCAATCTTGGGCGTGACTTCTCGTATGTGCCGAAAATTGTGATTGAACCGTACCCGGATGAATCGCACCAAATCAGCTATCTCTATTACCGGGTCCCCTCGAAAGTAACCTCGATAGACGATAACGTTGATGTGCCTTCCCACCTTGACCCGACGCTTGTGCAGGGGATTTACGCGGCGATACAGCGGCAGAACAAGGCGTCTGACTGGCAGTCGGAATACCTGTCGTTTAAGGAAATGCTTGATGCGGCGTGGATGCGGGACCAGCCCATTATGGGACAGATATTTCGTGTGGGCCGTCAGGACCTGGCGGACATGGGCATCATCTCGGAAGAAACGTATGTAACGTCTGACAGGATAGTGGAACTGAGCTAATGAGTCTTGCAGCGCAACCGTTAGTGAAAGGATTTGCCGGGGAAGACCGCTTGCACGCGGATGACGTGCTTTCGGACAACGTGTCTCCCGATGCGCAGAACTGCGATTACCAGCGGTACACAATCAAGAAGCGCAAGGGCTTTTCGCGGATGCACGGGACCTCGATTAAAGAGGGTGGTCAGCACATCTCGAACTCTAACACGAATGCCTGCATCGTGATTCCGCATATTACCGCATATGATTGGGGTCGGAGGTTTACGGTTAGCATGGGCATCCGGTTCACGTCGTTACCGGCTGTGGATTGCCCCCTGATAGGCAACCTGGATTCTGGAACCGCAACGGGATGGGAGTTGCGGTATAGCCCGACGTTCAGGCAAATATACTTCCAGTTCTACGATACGACCAGTACATTGCGGGATGTGTGGGCAATTGTGTCTATTGAGGCTGGCAAGAAATACATTATCAGCGGACAGATTCTTTCTGGTGGGGCTACCCGTTGCGCGGTGGATTATACCTTATCAACGAATGGCACGGGTTATACATTAGACCCGAGCAGCAGGGACATTTACATTGGCGCGGCAATGGGGGCCACGCCAGGGAACCAGACGATTGACTTTATAGTAGATGAAGTGCGGTTTTGGACGGATAATTTCGACTGGACCGCCACGAAAGACCGATTGTTTTGGGAACTGAATCATACGGATCTTATGGACACGGATTTGGTGGGATATTGGCGTCTAAATGAATCCCGCGAATCGGTGTATGACGATCTGTCGATTAACCGGAACCATGCGTATGCGTATGTAGCTGGCCCTAGCCCCACCACGGGCATGGTCCCGTTACAGGAAGACTACGGTACCAGTATCCGATTCGACGGGGCGGACGATTATGCCAGTGCGGCATACAATAGCAATTTCTCCACAATACTGAATACGGGCAAGACCTGGACCATCGAAGGATGGTTACGGTTGGACAACCCGAACCACGGTGCTGTGGCTACGGTGGTGCATATCGGGGATGGCATGGTCGGGGCATCGGCTGTGGGGTATCCGTTCCGCATCTACATCGCGGGTGCAGACCATAGCCTCTACTATTCCTACAGCACGGCAACCACAGACACAGACGTTGCGGTTGACAGCGGATACGACGTGACGCCGGGTAGTCCGGTGCATGTTGCATTGGTTCGAGACGGGACCATTATTCGGTTATACATTAACGGTGAACTATACAACACCACGACCGGGGTTGCGGATGAAGCGGGACCGTCTACCTCCGTTACCAGCGACAACGGCATGTACTTCGGCGCGGAATACAACGATATGGGGTATGTGTCTGGCAAGTACGCGCCGGTGACGTTGGACGAGTGGCGATTGTGGGACGTTGCCCGTAGTGGGGCACAGATCCAGGCATGGCGCGACAGGATTCTAAGTGATACCAAGAATGTGAACCTGAAAGGGTATTGGCGGTTTGACGGGTATGATTTCACGAACGATGAAGTGCAGGGCGGTGCGGATATTACGCTGAAAGCGGACAGTACGCGGCCCTATCCGAGCGAAGGGGTGGTGTATCCGCAGTATCCCCCTCGCCTGTTGATGACGGCTCCCCTGGCGCGGCATTTGAAATATGATGAGGTGAAGACGGGTAAGACGCCGTGGGATCGTGAAATTGTTGTCTGTACCAAGAGCGGAATATTCAGCATTCAGGGGGATGAAGCGACGTTCCTGAAACGTCTGGATGCGGTAGGGGAATCGGCGTTATTCAGTTGGGTGCAATTGGAAGACCGGCTTGTTTTCTGCAACGGTCTGGATGTCAATTACAAGTATGACGGTGCAGAGAAGCCTCAGAGCGTGACCATTGATACGCCGTCAACTTCGCCGTCTGCGGCGGAAGGGGATGCGGGTAACCCCAACGGCACATACAAGTACAGGGTATCGTTTCGGAACAGCCGTGACGGCACAGAATCGCTTGCGTGTGATGAAGTGTCGGTCACGGTGTCCAGTAAGAAAATCAACTTGACATCCATCCCGGTGAGTGCGAATGCGCAGGTGAACCAGCGGCGCATATACCGGACAGTCGCGGGCGGGTCTACGTTCCGCTATCTCGCGGATGTTAACGACAACACTACCACGTCGTATGAAGATGATATTGCTGACACCTCGATGAACACGAATGAAGTGTTGAACGAGGACCGTGGCCACGTTGACCCGCATCGGTTTGTAGAGGTGTATGCAAGCCGGTTGTGGTTTGGCAATTCGAGTTCGTATCCGAGCGGGCTTAGGTATTCGGAAGCGAGCGCGTACACGGACTTCCCGGCGATAAACCTGATCTTGGTAGACCGTGGGGGCGGTGACGAGATTACCGGGTTGAAGTCTGCATATGGCGGGCTGTTGATTTTCAAGGAGCATTCTATCCATTTCCTGACGGGTACGGGCGCGACCACGTTTGATTTGAGGAAGGTGGTAGATGGGTTTGGTTGCGTGAGCGGGCACACGATTAGCAGCGGGCCGGGGGGTATTTACTACCTGAGCCATGACGGGGTGTATCTGTTGGGTCCGAGCATGGACACACAGTTAGTAAGCCGTCATCAGCGTCCGTTGTTTGAGAACTTGGTAAAACAGCGTCAGATATACGCGACGGGTATCTATGACCATAGAGCCGGTCGGTATATCCTGAGTTTTGAGGGGGCCGACTAATGGCGGTGACGTGGGGTATACATTTACCGCTTACCGATGGGCTTGGGTACAATCTTGCAAACGTTGGCACATATGGCCCTTCAGGAAACGCCTATCATTTCGGTTGTAATTGGGTAGTAGACGGCACCCGTGGTCTATGTCTTGAGTTTGATGGTCTGAATCCGTATGTGGCAACGCCTACAGTTATTCCCGACATGGACACTTACACCATTGCCGGGTGGATAAAGATCGCTTCGTTTCCTGAATCTGAATCTATAGTGGCTTGTTTCAATGGCGCGATAAATCTTGCTCTGTCTGTAGTGAATGACGGGTCTCTGAAATGCACTTACAACACTCAGACGGTTTTGTCTGCGGACAGTTTGATTGCTACAGACACATGGTATCACGTTGC